CCAACTAAAGAAATCACCAACCGCTTCAATAGGAATAGCAACAAGTCCTATGACCACATCAAATCCGCTTTTTAAAATTGACCAAATATTACTAAAGAAATCACCAATTGCATCAACAATGTTGAAATCCGCCAATCCTCTTAAGAAATCACCCGCACCACTTAAACCTACCCAGTCCATAACGGTTGCAAGTAAGTTAAGCACTGAATCCATAACTAATTCTGGTAAACCGATAAACCAATTAAGTATAAACCCACCAAAATCTTTGAGTGCACCTACTATATCACCAGAAAACAACTTTTCGAATGTACCAATTAAATTACCAAAGATTCCTTCAAACAATGCACCAAAGTCATCCATTGATATCAGTCCAAAGGTGAAAAACTCGACAATACTACCTATAAAATCACCAATACCACCTAATATATCACCGCTTGCGAATTTGTCCCAAGAACGAAAGGCTGCTTCAACTAATGACCATACTATAGAAATAGGTAGTAGGAATTTAGAGAAGGCCTTACCTAGTTTGAAAAATACCTTAAATATTTTACCAAAATGTGTGAAAAAAGGTTTAATAAATTTGAAACCAAATTTTAAAATTTCTTTTACTGGTTTAAGCATTTTACCAATAAACCCAAAAAGCCTGCCTATACCCCTAAAGAATGTACCAATTGCTTGAAGTTTTCCACCCTTCGCAAAAATACTCATAAATTTTCCAAGTTTTCCACCACCAAATTCAGCAAACCATTTGAATAGACCGTGAAGTTTTTGTGCACCAGGCAATTTGCCAAGAAGTTTGGTGACATCACCAAATACTCCCGCAATAATACCTGCAGCCAATGCGGGTAATGCCGCTAGAACTAATTTTAAAAGACCAGTTAAACTGGCATCTTTAAATGGTTTTGTCAATTCTGATTTAGCATCGACAAATGCATCTTGAAAGTTTTCAAGAAGGTTCACCATAAAACTTTCACGTTCTCTTTTTTCTTCTTTCGCTTTGGTCTTTGATTCTTTACCTAGGTTGTCAATACCCTTAGAAACTTTTTTAATTTCCTTGGTTTGTTTTGTATCTTCTACATTGAGTGCTTTTTCATTAGCAAGCATAATACTCTGGGTGAATATTTTTGTTACAGATATTTTGTCTTTGTCATTAGCCATACGATTTATTTATAATCTAAAATTTGTTTTTCTCGTTCTTTTTGTTTTCTTCTTTAATAAATTTAATTAATAAAGTTATATATACTTGTCTTTCCCACGGTAACATGTTCTCCAAATCATTCAATGAATAGTTATGATGTTGCATCATTGAAAAATTTGTTTGGTAATAATTGATTAATGTATCATGACAAAGACCTATTCGAAAAAATCCTGTAATCTCTCCACTGTGAGTGAGTTTTCAGTTAAACAACTATCACATTTAAAATCGACTGTTTTTTGCATTTTAGGCATTGTTTCAAAAAATTTTTGTATTTTCTCAAATTGCAAGTGATTAAGGCTATCTACGAATTCCGATAATTCTTCATCTGTAGAATCTTTTGCCTCATGAACTGACTTAGAATCATAAATCTTGTCTATACACATATTTACCACTTTAAGAGGGTTTTTCTTTATATCTGGTAAATCAAGCATACCAAAGGTGGGATATTTCATAATAACACCAATATCGTCAGTCAATTGGATTTTATTATCATGACCTTCAGTTTTAGTAACATCAACACTAGAAAGGTTTATCCCTACAAGACATTCATGCTCACATTTTTCATTTTTACATTTTAACTTTAGTTTAACCGATTCACCTACCGATTTCGCTCTCAAGTTTAAAAATAAATATTCAATATCAAAAACAGGTAGCGTTTTAACATCAATAGAATCACTGCTTTCTATACAGTTATTAATGATGGTTTTAACTGCATCTGATAGTTCTTTTTCATTTCCCGATTCAACGGCCATCAACAAAATTTTTTCTTCTTTAACCAAAAACGGTCTATAGTTAACTGCTCTACCGTCAGACGGTAACTTAAGACTATATTTTGGTGTTGCAACTTTTGGTAGTGCCATACTATATCATCTCCTATAAATTATAACCAATTACCAATACCCCCAATGTTGAAGCCAGTTATCTCTTGTAAAGTAGCCGCCCCACCATCTGCCCAAACCTCAAACAACTGTGAAAAGTTGAATGGGTTACCATATTCTCCACCTAGGATTCCCAACTCCTGAAGAGTACCACCTAGACCTTCATCAAAATTTCTTACTGCAGGTACATCATATAAAAACTCCGCAGCCACAGCACCACCAAAAGAAATAATGGTAGGTACGTATCTCCTAAATGCTAGAGTAACTGATTGTTGTGCAACAGCACCACCACCTTCATTACTAAGCGTTAATTCACCAACTGCTTTAGGAAACACCTCTTCTACCCTTATCCTATAAATGGGCATATCGAATTCATTGAGTACATATATGTACATATCACATTTATAATCATCATAATAAGCAAGTCTACCACTTCTTGGGTCTACTATACCATCCATCCAAGTTTCAAAGACTCTTCTCTCCCACATGTCCTTACCTAAATACATGTTTAATGTTATTTCTGAACCATAAAGAGAATCGTACGGCATCTCTCTTGAAGGCCCCGCATAATTTTTATCAGGTGCGGTAGCAATTGACCTGCCGGGTGTTGAAACCGAATTACACATTAAACTCATCCTGTTACCCTGAGCAAAGTCGGAAATACCTAAAAATCCACTAAATTCAATTAGGTATTTGTTTGGTGTAAACACGCCAAACTTCCTTATGTTGTTTATCATTCTGTCTATTCTTGGCATATTAGTCCTCTACTGATTATTTATAACAATCACCGCAAACTGTCTACAACATCGTCATAACTTTGTTTCCATACTCTTTGTTTAGGCCATTTCTTAAATTGTTCAGTTGGTAATCGTATTGCTGAGTTCCAGTCGGGAGAAGGTATTAACAACATTTCCGACCTGAACCTAGTCCTTAGATATTTTTTAAAACAAGGTTTATACCATTTTAACCTTGATGCACTCTTTAACCACTTATATGTAACTCTGAGTCTTGTGAACTCATCATATTGGGTGTTGTTTGAATAATCATCCAAGTGATTTAATAATATTTGTCTGTATTTTGGTGAAATATAGTGGAGATTAAGACCAGTGATATATTTTTTGGTTACATCTATGGTTATTACTAATGGAAATGTGTCATAGTATTCCAATGTATCTCTACCCTTAGGTAAGTATCTAAAGGTAAACATTTTACCAGCCTGGTCATCAGACATAGTGCTTCTTAAAGAGTGTTGTTCACCTTTCTTAATATGTGATGCCTGTGCAACATCATCATATCCATATTTTTTACCTTTAGAGATTCTTTTAACGGTGTCTTTAAACCATCTCCAAGAATGCTTAGCATCTGGGTCTACTCCAGACATAGAGGAAAGACCTTGGAGTTTACCAAATGGATTTCGTTTTTTAGCCATTCTTTTTGCTCTTATTTTTCTTTTTATATAACACGTCTTCTGTTAAAATTTTAAAATTCCATCCTCTATTTTCAGCAAATTCTCTGGCTGCTTTCCATTTAGCACTGTTAACACCCCATCTCATAACCTCTGTTATATATTTTCTAGTAGGTCTTTCTTTCTTCTCTGGTGCTTTACATTGTGCTTTTGGTTTAACTTCAATCAAAGTTGTTTCCTTAAAACCTCTCTTATTTATTGTTTCAACTATAAAATCAACAAAATATCTGTGTATTTTATTATCTTTCGGTGATTTATATGGAATAACTACTTCTTCTGAACCCCAATTTAAAACTGAATTGGTGCTATCACAAAAAACCATAAATCGTCTTTCCCACAAAGACCTATATACTACTTTAGTTGGGTCACCTAAATATTTTGAAGGGTTTTTTACTTTGTATTTTCCTTTATATGCCATAGTTTATAAATTATTTATAAATAACTATAAGTATTTCTGTGTGTGTTTTATAAATAAACTGGGAGTTATTATTAATGGTAGATAATCAAGACGTACAAGCAAGTGGTGGTATTTGGGGACAAATGTCTGATGCTATTACTGGATTGGGAGCAGATTTAGGTAATATGGCCGGTTTAGACCAAATGGCTGCCTCAGGTAACTTAGATAACTGGGATGGTCAAAATCCTACTAATCTAGAATATCCACCAACAATGCATGCTAACCCTAATGAAGGTCATATTGTTTTATTTAAAATGTTCCATAAAAAGAGTGCAAAATTCAGTGGTACTAGTTACTCTACCGTAAATTTGGTGGAAACTGATGCTGAGAGAATAGATGATTTAAATGCTATGGCGTGTCCCGCTTGTCATCAATATGTGGAAGGTCACATGTTTATGCACGACTATGGTATACATTGTAATTTGGCTACCGATGAAACAGTTGTTGAACAAGAAAGAGAATTAGTTGAAGATACTAGGTTAGGTAAAGGAACAGAAGAATCTAAAGACTCTGTTGCACTTTTTATGCCCAGAGGACTTAAAAATACTGACACTATTGACTACTCTGATGTAGATTTTGGTCTTATTAAAGGTATTATGGAAGGGAATTTAGCATCTTTAATTCCAGGCATGGCACAAAAGGCAGCAGGTCTTGTTGATGGTCTTGCTCAGATAACTAATACCGAGTTAAATGCATCATCTGCAATAAATGCAATAACAGGTGCGGTCAGAAACCCTAGACAAGAACAACTATTTAATGGTGTTGGATTCAGAACTTTTGACTTCGCTTTTAATTTTTTCCCCAAAAATTCAAATGAATCTGAACTAGTTAAAAAAATATGTGATGTTTTTAGATTCCATGCTTATCCAGAATCTGTTGGTGCCAATGCTTTTTGGCGATTCCCTTCAGAATTTGAGATAAAATTTGTAAATTTAACCGTTCCCACAGCAAGTCCGTGGCAGCAAATACAAGGTCTGTTTGGTATAGGAGATGATGATGCTGAACAAATACAAGAAAATTATTGGATTAATCGGATAGGTAGGTGTGTTTTAACTAGTGTAAACGTAGAATATTTTCCGAATGATGCAATGTCTACATTTAGAAATGGTGCACCTACTGCAGTAAATCTTAGTCTTACCTTCCAAGAAATGCACCAAATGGACAGGGCAGCGATAAAATTGGGTTATTAATATGGCTTATTTTAATAAATTTCCAAGAGTAAATTACACTTTTGATAATGGTAAAACCAACAAAATGGCTATTGATATCCTGAAAAGAGTGGGGTTTAAAAGCACTACTAAGGACAACTCAAGGTTATTTGCAGAACATAATGTTATGGATGGTGATACACCTGAAATGTTAGCACATAAGGCCTATGGTAGTTCTGAATTGCATTGGGTTATTTTGCTTTTTAACGATATTATTAACCCTGATTATGACTGGCCAATGTCTGGTAGAAAACTAGAAAGTTTCATCAAGAAAAAATATCCAGGCAAAGCATTTTTTGTTACAGATGAAAGCGGTGGAACAGGAACTTTTGCTGATGTTCACTTTGAAAGAAATTGGACTGTTCTTGGTATAAATGGTAACACATACAGTAATTTACAAAACACATCTTATGGTTCAACAAATGCAGCCTTGGTACATAGATGGGATAAGAGTCTTTCAAAATTGGAAGTGACAGGTGTTTCAGGTACTTTTTCTACAGGTGATTATATTGTTGCTATTGGTACTTCCGCAGACGGTTCTACATATAATGTTGGTGCATATCTTGCTAGGGCCGTTGACCAAAATCATGCATCAGTGCATCATTTTGAAAATTCAATAGATAAAACTATACTTAACCCGCTTGGTGCACCACCATATGGTGGTACTGGAGAACAAGCGATTGCCGGTCATACCTCAAGTGCTCCATTGCATTTATCTCTTCAAGATAGTATTGCAACCTTTGATGACACTGTATTACAAAACTATATTGTGGATTTGACCGACACATATACTAAAACCAACTTTGAATATGAAACAGAAGAAAATGAAAAGAAAAGAACAATCAAACTAATTAGACCAGACTATATGGCCACAGTAATTAGAGAATTTGAAGAGTTAATGAGGAACAGATAACTTTGACTACTAAAGAATATGACACATATGAAAGATTGAATGATGTTCTAATTGGTAAGATTGAACTGATTTCAGATAATGGTTCTACGTTAAATGTTACGGACATAATAAAACATATTAGCATTTATGAAGACCTAAAAAAACCATATTTATCTGGTTATGTTTATGTACAAGATGCTATGAATATTAGTCAACATCTTCCCATTAATGGACATGAAACATTATTAATAGATTTTAAAACGCCTGGTATAGAGAACTCGGAGTTTGTTACCCTTAAATTTGATGTATTTTCTATCACCGATAGAGTCCGAACAAAAAACGACAGAGGGGAAATGTATAAATTAAACTTCTCTTCACCAATACAAAAAATTAACGAACAAGTAAGAATAAATAAAAACTTTAAAGGTTGTTGTTCCTGTGTAGTTAGTCAACTGATAAGCAACGTCTTTCCACAAGATACACAATGCACAATTGAAAAAACCAGTGCCGACACATTCGACTTTGTAATACCAAATTTAAAACCACTCGATGCGATTGAATTTATCTCTAAGAGGGCAATTTCTTTTAATCCACCACATAATACAAACTATATGCATTATGCAACTATTCACGGTCAAACGTTTGTGTCTTTAGGATTACTTGCAAAAGGTCCTACCCAGAGAAATTACGAAATGAGAACCAGTGGTTATTATGGGGATAACCTTCTTAAACAAAGATTTAATATACAAGATTTTGAACTAATAGGTGATTTCAATAGAAGTGAAGATGCATCCAATGGTCTTTATCTGAGTACCTTAGTTACCCATGATATAACTACAAAACAAATAAAAACCTATCGACAGGGTTATAGCGAATCTAGTAGCGATAGCATTAACGAGCACTCTATACTACCCAGAACAAGTAAATGGACTAAAGTGTCTGTCGGGGATATGGGTCTAGACCATATAGGCCCAACATATTTTAGACCTAAACAATTGTATGCATTTACTTCGGATATGGGCCAACCGATTCCAGATAACACCAGCCCTAACTGGTATTATAAAGAAAACGGGCAATATTTTTATAGCGACGGTGGTAAGTTACTTGACCAGTCAGACGAAAATTTAGATATTATATTACAAAATGAAAACAATCCAAATAATTTCAATCCAGAAAAATATCTTTTAAATAATAAAATGACCAGTGGTTTGCTTGGTAATACTAGGGTCAATATAAGGGTAGCAGGTGATTCAACGTTACAAACTGGTATGATAGTAGACATAAAAATACCTTCAAATGAACCCTTAAACAAAGATGATGTTGAGTGGTGGGATAAATATTATAGTGGTAAATATATGATTACTGCAATTAGACATTCAATTGACAACACTACTGGTGGTGGATACACTACTTGTTTAGAATTATCTAGAGATTCATTACCTACACAAATACCAGACAAAAAGAATCTAGATTTGGGTGAAGGTTATAACGAATCTGGATGGCGTAGAGTAGAAGAATTACAACAAGGTAATTGGTTAGGGATATAATTTATGAAGCAAGTGAAACAAGAATTAACTGATGAATTGGGATTTGCTTGGTTTCAAGGAGTTGTTGAAGATAGACACGACCCATTAATGCTTGGTAGGTGTCGTATCAGGTGTCTTGGTTTCCATACTCAGGATAAAAACATGCTACCCACAAAAGATTTACCGTGGGCACATCCGATGAGTCCAATCACAACTGCATCTATGAATGGTATAGGTCAAACACCTTTGGGTATGGTAGAAGGAACATGGGTAGTGGGTTTCTTCCGTGATGGGTTCGAAAAACAACAACCAGTAATAATAGGTACTCTGCCTGGTATTCCACAGGAAGTGTCCGACCCAAAATTCGGTTTTAACGACCCATATGGTAAATATCCTCTAGAGGATTATATTAACGAACCAGACACAAATAGACTTGCTAGGGGTATTACCCAAGGTACTATTGTTCAAGACAAGATGGAAAACTTGGATATAATGGATGAGGCTACATTCACAGGTGTAGCAAGCACCGTTCAAGAACCTTATTTTGATAGCGCCTCCTTGTATCCATTCTCTCATGTAACTGAAACAGAAAGTGGTCACATCATACAAATGGATGACACCCCAGGCCAAGAGAGAATAAACATACATCATAAGTCTGGTTCTTTCTTTGAGATACTACCAGATGGTTCTATGGTTAGAAAATCTGTGGGTGAAAACGGACTAGACTGGGTTACTGTAACTGACCAATATGTGCATGTAAAAGGTGTTCAAAATGTAACAGTAGAAGGTAATGCAAACGTCTATATTAAGGGTGATTCTTATACTAGGACTGATTTAAACCATAGAATCGATGTAGTGGGTGACTATGAGTTGAATGTCGGTGGTAAAGCAACACTCAACGCCGGTAATGGTGCTTCTAATATCGATATGAATCCAAAGTCAATAAATATTGACTCTACTGGTATTAACCTAAACGGTGGTGGTGCGGGTTCTAGTGTGTTTGGTGGTTCTAGTGGTGGTTCTGATGAAACCACAGTAATAGCACCACCAGAAGGATGGTTATATCCTGATGGTGAAGAGGGTAACCTTTGGACGCAACATTTAGAACCTCTACAAGAAGTCGACCCCGAAACTGGTTTCCCACCAAACCCAAGCGATGGAATGGTACATACACACTCGGACGGAAATACCTATGTTTGGGTAGAATTTGGGGGACCCCCAATTGGGGGTTGGCTTCCAATTGGTTCGGAATAAATTATGGCAAAATCAAAAAAGGTAAAATCAAACAAAGAAATAGCAAATACTGTTATAACCAACTTAAAAAGTTCTGGTGTTGAACTGTCTATGTCCAAAGAAGACAATACTGAAATAGTAGTTACATCAAAGCGTGAATTAACTGAAACAGAATCAAATGCTATTGTTACTTACAAGAAAGAAATCTTAGATGAGATTTCCAGTAAAATAACCACTAGTGACACTGGTACTTATCCTAAGAGAGTATTCAGGACTGCCTCAATAGATTCTGATTCTGGTATAGTTAAATTGCAATCAGAAATAGGTTCACAAGGTGTTGCTACTATTAATGGTGGTACTGGTGAGGTAGAAGTAGTAAACAGTGTTTGTGGTCAAACAGGTGATGTCTACGTAGTTTGTTCTTGGAATGGTTTAACTGGTGTTGTTGATGTAACATCTAGTACCGTTCATTTTGGTGGAATTTCTATCGATGGTGGTGCAACATTTGGTGATGATATCAAAGTCAATGATTTAACTATCGGAAAGGGTGGTGGAGATTTGTTTTCCAACACCGCAGTTGGATATCAGGCACTCAATTCCAACACAGAAGGTGAAAGCAATGTAGCATTTGGATGGAGGGCACTCTATTACAATACAGAAGGTGATAATAATATTGCATCTGGATATCAGGCACTCTATAGCAACACATTTGGTGATAATAATATTGCATCTGGACAGAACGCACTCTATGCCAACACATTTGGTGATGGTAATATTGCATTTGGATATTATGCACTCCGATACAACACAGAAGGTGATAATAATGTTGCACATGGATATCAGGCACTCTATAAAAACATAGTGGGTGATGGTAATGTAGCATCTGGATGGAGGGCACTCTATAGCAACATAACAGGTGATAATAATAGTGCATTTGGATGGGGGGCACTCTATTCCAACACAGAAGGTAGTGAGAATGTAGCATCTGGAATGGGGGCACTCCATGGCAACATAGATGGTGATAATAATAGTGCATTAGGATATAATGCGGGATATAATGGTACAACAGGTTCTAATAACACATATTTAGGACACGATGCACAACCTTCAAGCCCAACAGTATCTAACGAAATTGTATTAGGTGATTCTAATGTTACTCTGATTCATAGTGCGGCCGGACTATCTTTGGATGGTGGTGCAACATTTGGTGGTAATATTAGTGCCCCTAGTGTAAACGACTTAACTGTAGGAAAAGGTGGTGGAGATGTTACTTACAACACCGCAGTTGGATATCAGGCGCTCTATAACAACACAAGCGGATTTGCTGGAGGTGGCTCGGATGTTGCAGTTGGATATCAGGCACTCTATTCCAACACAGAAGGTGATGGTAATGTAGCATCTGGACTTGGGGCACTCTATTCCAACACAGTAGGTGATAATAATATTGCATCTGGATATCAGGCACTCTATAACAATACAGAAGGTAATAGTAATGTAGCATTAGGATATAGGGCACTCTATAGCAACATAGATGGTGATAGTAATAGTGCATTAGGAAGGAATGCGGGATATAATGGTACAACAGGTTCTAATAACACATACA